CGATCTGGTAGAAGCGGAGATTAGCTTGGCTGTCCAGCAAAATCCATTTGAATATTGGGACGACGAGCGCGACAGAGCCGACTATCGGTCAAAGCAGACTCAGGCCAGTTCGTTGACCAGACAGATGCTTAGACAGCCCGAGTATTTCCGGAACCGAAACCGGGTCAACCCCGGGCCAGGCCGGAACAAGCGTGCAGATCAGGCCGACTTGGCCGGTCAGTCCGCCCATGTCACGTGGAACGAAGATGTTTGGGGTTGGCAGGCGTGGTCGGAGAGAAGGCGCCAGCTTTCCGAATCGCTACATTCTGATAATTTGTTAGAAGAGAATACAATCAACCCGATCGACCAGGAGTCTTATGAAGACTTTAATCAGCCGGTCACAGTCAGTCCGCCCGTAATCGTTCCGCCCGAACCTGTGGTTCCGCAGACCCCGTCTAGCGTGCTGACTGTTCGGAATAACCTCAAATCTGTCGAATACGACCAGATCGATCCGCGCAGGACCTGGACTATTACGCACAACCTCGGGTACTACCCTTCTGTCGAGTTGTTCAGTGATGACTGGAACGAGATTGATGGCTATGTAGTCCACATAACCCGAAACACGCTGCGTGTGGAATTTAATCTACCCATTAGCGGACATGCCAGGCTGATCTGATGAGCAAGGAGATCTATACAGATTACGATTTCAGAGGGGTCAGCAGAGTTGTCAACCTGCCCGAACCACTGGCTGACGATGAGCCGGTAACTTTCGCAATGTTGAAAGCTTTAGAGGATAGAGTAGAAATTTTTGACACCGCTGCGGCGGTGGAAGGAAGTATTCCGGTTTATAGCTCCGGACAGGGCAAGTTTTTATCCGACTCTACTAATACCAAATTTACCATCACTGACGGGGGCAATTTCTAGCTATGGCTAACGTTCTGCGCATCAAACGCCGAGCCAGTGGTAATGCTGGCGCACCGGCCAGCTTAGCCAACGCGGAGTTGGCTTTTAACGAAGTAGACGATATTCTTTACTACGGTAAGGGTACGGGCGGTGCGGGCGGCACGGCCACTACGATTCCGGCGATTGGCGGTACCGGCGCGTTTCTCAGCCTTAGCGGCACGCAGACCGTTTCGGGCAACAAGACGTTCACCGGCGACGTAATCGTCACCACACAAACTCTGTCCGACAACAGCACGAAAGCGGCGAGCACGGCTTTTGTCAAAGGGCAGGGGTATTTGACAAGCGCGAACGCGGTGACCAGCGTTGCGCTGTCACTGCCAAGTTTTATCACGGTCAACGGTTCGCCGGTCACCACGACGGGTACGCTTACGGGTACTCTGGCTAATCAGACCGCAAATACCGTATTCATCGCGCCGGACGGTTCGGCCGGAGCTCCGACTTTCCGCTCCCTTGTAGCCGCCGATATTCCCACTCTGACCGCCGCGAAGATCAGCGACTTCGATACGCAAGTACGGACGTCGCGGCTCGATCAGATGGCCGCGCCTACGGCTTCGGTGGCTTTGAACAGTCAGCGGATTACCGGCCTGGCCGACCCGTCGGGAGCCCAAGACGCAGCGACGAAAGCATATGTCGATGCGCTTAAGACCGGTCTGGATGTCAAGGACAGCGTAAGAGCTGCGACGACCGCTAACATCACGCTGAGCGGCACTCAGACCGTTGACGGTGTGGTCCTGGTGGCCAATGACCGCGTACTGGTGAAGGATCAGACCACTGCGTCGGGTAACGGCATCTACGTCGTTGCCGCTGGGGCCTGGACCCGCGCACTCGACGCGGACAACACTCCAGGTTCCGAAGTGACCGGCGGTATGTTCACCTTTGTGACGGAGGGTACGGTTAACGCGGACAGCGGCTGGGTACTGACGACCAACGACCCCATCGTCCTCGGTACTACGGCGCTGACATTCGCCCAGTTCTCCGGGGCGGGTCAGATCACGGCAGGAGCTGGTCTGACCAAGACCGGTAATACACTCGATGTGGCCTCGACGGGCGGCGGTTCGCTGACAATCGGAGTCGATTCGATCAACCTGACATCGGGTATCGCAACGGCGGGCACATACCGCTCCGTCACTGTTGATACTTACGGCCGGGTCACCGCAGGCACAGCCCCGACAACTTTCTCAGGCTACGGTATCTCCGATACATCGGCCAACTTGGCCGCGGCGATCAGCGACGAGACGGGCTCTGGCGCTCTGGTGTTCGGTACGTCGCCGTCTCTGACCACACCGTCACTGAGCGCGGAGACCTTCAGCACAACGGCCAACGTAACGGCGGGGACCAACGCGCAAGGCCAGGGCGCTCTGACCAGCGATCTCAGCATTATCACCACAGCCGCGGCGAACCCGAGCGGCGGTACTCTACCCACCGCTACAACCGGCCGACGTGTGGTCGTCGTCAATAAAGGCGCCAACCCGATCAATATATTCCCGGCGTCTGGCGCAACTATCGACGCGCTAAGCGCCAACGCCAGCATCCAGCTTGCCGTTAACGGCGTGATGGAGTTCAATGCGGCGTCGACGACGCAGTGGTACAGCTCGTTCAACTCGTCCGTCTCCGGGACCGGGGTTAGTTCGTTCTCCGCCGGGACGACCGGCCTGACCCCCAGCACCGCTACGACCGGCGCGATCACTCTGGCCGGTACGCTCGCCCTGACTAATGGCGGTACGGGTGCGACTGACGCGGCGGGTGCTCGTACGAACCTCGGTCTGGTGATCGGGACGAACGTGCAGGCCTACGACGCCGAGCTGGCCACTCTGGCCGGTATGGCGAGTGGCACGGCCACTTCGCTCGCCGCTCTGACCTCGACTGAGGCCGCGGTGATCGACGGCTCGACAACCGCGACTGCGACCACCCTGGCCCTGGCCGACCGCATGGTTATCAACGACGCAGGAACGATGGTCCAGGTCGCCCTCAGCGACCTCGTCACCTTCCTCGAAGACGGCACGGCTTCCGGCTTCGATCTGGACGGCGGAACTTTCTAAGACTAGATCGCCCCGTACATACGGGGCTTAACCCTTCTACATAGAAATCAACGGGGAGCCAAATGGCAAATACGATACGAATACGGCGCAGTTCGGTTGCGTCGGCAGTTCCGACAACCACGCAACTCGCTCTGGGCGAGTTGGCTATTAACACGAACGATGGAAAACTGTTCCTCAAGAGGAACAATGGTACGGAGTCAATTGTTGAAGTCGGAGCCGGGGGAGGCGGCGGCGCGACCCCTGCTGGCAGCAGCGGCCAGGTTCAGTTCAATAATGCTGGTGCGTTTGGGGCTGACGCGGACCTGACGTGGAACGGATCAACCAACACATTATCGGTTGCGGCCACGCCTGGATCCTCGGGCGCGATTGATCTTGGCGACTATGGCGGGGTCAACAGCAACATTAACTACACGGAAATCGCATCGGGCGCAAACTATGTCCGCTGTGGTAATACCAGTGGAGAAGGGGTTTACATAACTGGGCCAATCAAATTTGATGTCTTTAACAGACAATTTCAGTACACCGTAAGCGGCGCCGGTAAAGTTGCGACCCTGCCAGATAACACGGGTGGACTGATCGGAACCGGCGACGTTGGGACTGTGACCAGCACGATGATCGCCCCCGGAACTGTGCTCAAAAGCAACTACGGCCAAGTGCTTGCAGTTCAATATGGCGCAGCAATGCCCTAATTTTCACACACACTTACTAAAATGGCAGCAAACACTTCACCTATCTGGACATTAACCCCAAACGTCGGCCTTGCAGATATCACGAACACAAGTGCGAACGTTAACACCAGCGCCCCTGGCACCATCGGAACCAACTGTTTCTTAGCATTTACATCTGGCGCAGACGGTTCTTACCTTCAAAAGATTCGTTTTTCTTTTGTTTCGACCACAGGTCTCATCTCCTCAGTTGCCACAACACTGCAGGTGTATTTATCTACAATCAACACTGGCGCGACAACTGCTGCAAACACTGACTTAATCGCCCAAGTCCAGGCCGCAGCGCAGACAGTTTCAGCGGTAACAACAGCGCCTTACCAAATTGAAATTCCTTTGAACTTTGCAATCCCCACTACTAGGTATATCCTGGTAACGCAATCCGTTGCTCAAAACAACTTCGCCAACTGGCAAGCGATGGTAATCGGAGGCAACTACTGATGCTTAACGTATTCAATGTCCCAAAACCACAAAACGGTTTTGTCGACGTATTCCCAGGTTTTGCGAACGCCAACACACAGTGGGTGACATGGGAAAAACCGGCTGGTATTGCCATGGTTCGCATCGTCTGCATCGGTGGCGGTGCGGGTGGTGGCAACGGTTTTCCCAGCGCAACTGTCACTGCTCGTGGTGGTGGTGGTGGCGGTGGTAGCGGTGGCATT